AACGTTTGCTCTTCCATTCGGCTGGTGCGCATGAACGATCCCTTCACACATATACCTCCAGGCACCATCGGGGTCGTTAGTTGGGTTGATGATGCCGGAACCGTTTTTGCGACTTGGAGTAATGGATGTACTCTAGGCATCGTATTTAACGAAGATTACGCTGAAATAATCGAGGAGGCCGACCATGAGTAATCGCTTGTTTGCCGCATATGGCGTCGGTGTGAACCGTGCCGAAATGGCAAAGCGCTGCCCGACGGCGAAGCTTATCGGCGCGGCGACGCTGCGGAATCACCGACTGACGTTTCGCGGGACACACGCCGCCGCAGTGGCGAACATCGAACCTGCGAAAAGCCGTAGTGTAACGGTGCTGGTGTGGGACATCACACCAGCGGACGAAGCGGCGCTGGATTTGTACGAAGGGTTCCCGCATCTGTACGAAAAGCAGCAGGTTAAGATTCGACTCGACGGCATGCTCGTCAGTTGTATGGCGTACGTCATGCGCGGTGATCGCCCGTTAGGGAAACCGAGCGCTTTCTATTACAGCACTCTTCTAGAAGGGTACAGAGAAGCCGGCTTTGACCCGAACATCTTGAAAGCGGCGGTGCAAAATGAGGATCCGAACGCATCGGGCGAATAAATCGTCTCAACGCCGCGTCGCGCAACGTCGCCGCCATTGAGCGGTTCAAAAGACGGATGGGGCGGTTGTCCCAACGGCGCGCGATAACCAAACCAAACCGGACACGGAGGCTCACGCGGGCCTCCGTTTTGATTTCATAAGGAGGAGGCGGTGATGCTACGAAAACTCAAGAAGTATACGCCGACTCCATTCAAAGCGAAGGATTCGGTGTACGACAAACAGGCTGCCGATCATGCTGTGGCATTTATCGAATGCCTATCTCACACAAAGGGCACATGGTCGGGAAAGCCGTTTCTGCTCATCGACTGGCAGGAACAGATCATCCGCGATGTATTTGGCACACTGAAACCCAGTGGCTATCGTCAATTTAACACAGCGTATATCGAAATACCAAAGAAGAATGGAAAACAGCTCGCGCTCGACACACCGATTCCCACGCCGGATGGCTGGAAACAGATGGGCGAACTGTGTGTCGGTGATCGTGTTTTTGATGAACAAGGAAATCCCTGCTTTGTGCTTGCGGTCAGCGAGATCGATGATACGGAGCAGGCCTATCAGCTAACATTCGGCGACGGGAGCACGATCGTTGCCGGCGCGCGCCATCTGTGGAATGTGCAGGTGATCAACAATGGTCGCAGAGAAAAGCTGCTGGAAACACAGCAAATGTACGCGGGATTTAACGCGTATCGGGAACAACACCAGAATGACCCGTTTCGCTCAATTTACAGAATTCCGGTTCCGCGGCCTTTTACTTTACCCGACGCTGACCTGCCGGTGGATCCCTATCTTTACGGATATTGGCTGGGGAATGGATGCGCGACGAAACCGGAACTAACAATCCGGACCTGCGATATCGCCGGTGTACTTCGAAGCAATCCATATGGAATAACTTCGGCATGGAGAAATGTCGGTGATAGCATTATCGTGCGCATTCCGCATTTAAAACGCATTCTGCTCCGGTCGTTTCATGATAAGCGTATCCCATCCGAATACCTACGAGCTTCCGAACAACAGCGTTTGGCGCTGCTCAGAGGTCTGATGGATTCGGACGGTTGTATCAGTGGAGTCAAGGCGCAGAGCATCTACGTCAGCACAGAAAAATGCCTCGCGGTAAGCGTGCGTGAGCTTTTGTGGAGTCTTGGCATCAAGAACAGCATGACGCAGGGACCCTCCACCAGATGTGGAGTACCAACGGGTGAAACGCTGTATACGATTCGGTTTACTTCTTTTGAAGACTTCCCAGCAAGCGGGCTGGCAAGAAAATTGAAGAATCGTAAATCCGCTAAGGTATCCCCGCGTCGTTCTGATTTTCACTATATACATGCGATCGAACCTGTGCAGGAACGCGTTCGCATGCGATGCATCCAAGTGAGCTCGCCTTCACACCAGTATCTGGCGGGTCTGTCTATGGTGCCGACGCACAATTCAGAGCTCGCAGCCGCGATCGCACTGCTCTTAACCTGTGGCGACAACGAAGAGCGCGCCGAGGTGTACGGGTGCGCGGCGGATCGCCAGCAGGCGTCGATTGTGTTCGAGGTCGCTAAGGACATGGTGACTCTGTGTCCCGCGCTGGCGAAGCGGGTAAAGATCCTTGCGTCACAGAAGCGGCTCGTGTATCTGCCGACGGGGAGCTACTATCAGGTGCTCAGCGCCGACGTTGCCAGCAAGCACGGTTTCAACACACATGGCGTCATCTTTGATGAGTTGCACACACAGCCGAATCGCCGGCTCTTTGACGTTATGACCAAGGGCAGTGGCGACGCTCGGATGCAGCCGCTTTACTTTCTGATCACCACCGCCGGCGACAACACGAATTCCATCTGCTGGGAAGTGCATTCAAAGGCCAAGGACATCCTCGACGGCAGAAAAACGGATCCAACGTTCTACCCTGTGATCTACGGCACCGAAGAAAACGATTCCTGGACAGATCCGAAGGTGTGGAAGAAAGCTAATCCGTCGCTCGGCATCACGGTGGGCATCGACAAGGTCAAAGCCGCGTGCGAAAGCGCGCAGCAAAATCCTGCCGAGGAGAACGCTTTTCGGCAACTTCGGTTGAACCAATGGGTCAAACAAGCGATCCGCTGGATGCCGATGGATGTGTGGGATAAATGTGCGTTTCCTATTGATCCTAAAGCGCTCGAAGGTCGCATATGCTACGGGGGTCTTGACCTCTCGTCCAGCACAGATATTACAGCATTCGTGCTCGTGTTTCCGCCATTAGATGATGACGATAAATACTTTATCCTGCCATTCTTCTGGATCCCGGTGGACAACATCGATCTGCGCGTGCGGCGCGATCACGTGAATTACGACCTTTGGCAGAAGCAGGGCTATCTATTAACCACCGAAGGAAACGTTGTACATTACGGGTTCATCGAGACGTTCATCGAGCAGCTTGGTTTAACATATAACATCCGCGAGATCGCGTTTGATCGCTGGGGCGCGGTGCAGATGGTGCAGAACCTCGAGGGCATGGGATTCACGGTCGTTCCGTTCGGTCAGGGGTTTAAAGACATGTCCCCGCCGACCAAGGAGCTCATGAAGCTGACACTGGAACAAAGAATCGCGCACGGCGGTCAGCCTGTGCTGCGCTGGATGATGGACAACATCTACATCCGTACGGATCCGGCGGGGAATATCAAGCCGGACAAAGAAAAAAGCACCGAAAAAATCGACGGTGCTGTTGCAACGATCATGGCACTGGACCGAGCGCTGCGAAACGGTGGCCGCGGGAACGAAAGTGTATATGAAAATCGAGGACTTTTAGTTTTTTAGCTAGGAGAATTGTTAATATGGGATTATTTCAAGGCAGCTTTCATTCACGCGACAAACCTAAAGATTCGCTCAACGGCAGCCGTTACAGTTTCTTCTTTGGCGGCACGTCGAGCGGGAAACCGGTCAACGAAACGACCGCCATGCAGATGACGGCGGTGTACTCATGCGTGAGAATTCTGTCCGAAACCGTCGCGGGGCTGCCGCTGAACGTTTACAGATATAACGACAGCGGTGGAAAAGAAAAAGCGTTCAAGCACCCGCTCTACCGGCTGCTGCACGATGAGCCGAACCCCGAGATGACGAGCTTCGCGTTTCGGGAAACACTCATGAGCCATCTGCTCTTATGGGGCAACGCCTACGCACAGATCATCCGCAACGCCAGAGGCGAGGTTGTCGCCCTCTACCCGCTCATGCCGAACAAAATGACAGTCGACCGTGATCAAAGCGGCCGGCTTTTTTATTTGTATCAGCGCGGGGCGGAGGATCCGACCACACTCGGCAAATCGACACAGGTGACCCTTTCTCCCTCGGACGTGCTGCATATCCCCGGACTGGGGTTCGATGGTTTGATCGGCTACAGCCCGATTGCTATGGCGAAGAACGCCATCGGCCTCGCGATTGCGACAGAGGAGTATGGCGCGAAGTTCTTTGCCAACGGCGCTGCTCCGGCAGGTGTGTTAGAGCATCCCGGCACGATCAAGGATCCGATTCGGGTCAAAGAAAGCTGGAACGCGGCGTATCAGGGCAGTGCGAACTCGCATAAGATCGCAGTACTCGAAGAAGGCATGAAATATACAGCCATCGGCATCGCGCCGGAGCAGGCGCAGTTTCTGGAGACGCGCAAGTTTCAGATCAACGAGATTGCGCGCATTTTCCGTGTTCCGCCGCATATGCTGGCGGACTTGGAGAAATCCTCGTTCAGCAACATCGAGCAGCAATCGCTGGAGTTCGTGAAATACACCCTCGACCCCTGGGTCGTGCGCTGGGAGCAGAGCATGTGCCGAGCGCTGTTCAGCGAAAGCGAAAAGGCGACGTACTTTATCAAGTTCAACGTGGACGGTCTTTTGCGCGGCGACTATGCATCTCGCATGACTGGCTATGCCACCGCACGGCAAAACGGATGGATGAGCGCGAACGACATCCGCGAGCTTGAAAACCTTGATCGTATCGAGCCAGAACTCGGTGGTGATCTGTATCTCATCAATGGTGCCATGATGCTCCTTGCCTCCCCACAGCAAAGAGTGATCGCACCTGAAGCGAATTCTGAGGACAACGGGACGAACGCAAAAACGCCGCATAGAAGCGGGAAGCAGAAAACGAACGGACAGGAGGACTCTTCTTGAGAAATTTTTGGAATTGGGTGCGAAACGAAGACGGCACCCGTACGCTTACCATCGACGGCGTGATCGCTGAAGAGAGTTGGTTTGACGACGAGGTTACGCCGAAATTGTTTCGAGAACAGTTGAACGCCGGTAATGGTGACATTGTTCTATATGTAAACAGCCCGGGCGGCGACTGCGTTGCAGCAAGCCAAATCTATACCATGCTCATCGAGTACAAAGGCAACGTCACGGTCAAGATCGACGGCATCGCGGCAAGCGCCGCGTCGGTGATCGCAATGGCAGGCACGGAGGTACTCATGGCGCCGACGAGTTTGCTCATGCTGCACAATCCGCTGACGGTGGCCATCGGCGACAGCGAAGAAATGCAAAAGGCGATCGCCATGCTGGACGAGGTGAAGGAAAGCATCATCAACGCGTATGCCTTAAAGACTGGGCTCTCGCGTCTTAAAATCTCGAATTTCATGGACGCGGAAACCTGGCTTAACGCACAGAAAGCGATCGAACTCGGCTTTGCCGACAGTATGCTGACGCGGGACACGGCTGTAACCAATGCCATTCCAATCACCGGATACCAGTTCAGTCGCAGAGCGGTGACGAACTCGCTATTGGACAAGCTGCCGAAACCCGAACCGAAATTTCCCGCAGAGCCGCTTGAACAGCGGCTCAATCTTTTGAAAGCATGAAAAGGAGAAACAAACATGAACCAAATTCAGGAACTGCGCGAAAAGCGCGCCAAGGCATGGGATGCGGCAAAAGCGTTCTTGGACACCAAGCGAGGTACGGACGGCCTACTCTCTGCCGAGGACGTAGCAACCTACGAAAAAATGGAGACCGACGTCGTCAATCTCGGTAAAGAGATCGATCGGCTGGAGCGTCAGGCTGCTCTGGACGCCGAACTGAATAAACCCACCGCCGACCCTCTGACGAACAAGCCTGCCGCAAACGGCATGGATACGAAATCCGGCCGCGCATCCGACGAGTATAAAAAGGCGTTCTGGAACGTCATGCGCGCGAAAAATCCGCGCTACGATGTGGTCAATGCGCTTCAGATCGGCACCGACAGCGAAGGCGGGTATCTCGCGCCCGACGAATTCGAACGCGTTCTCATCGACTCGCTCGAGGAAGAGAATATCTTCCGTAAGCTCGCACGGGTAATCCAGACGTCGAGCGGCGATCGTAAGATCCCCGTCGTCACGACACACGGCTCCGCATCCTGGCTGGACGAAGAAGAACTTGTCCCTGAAAGCGATGAAGCGTTCGGTCAGACCTCGATTGGTGCATTCAAACTCGGCACGTTCATCAAGGTATCGGACGAGCTGCTCAACGACTCTGTGTTCGATCTGCAGAGCTATATCACGACGGAATTCGCTCGCAGGATTGGGCATAAGGAGGAGGAAGCTTTCTTCGTCGGAGATGCAGACGGAAAACCGACTGGTATCTTCCACACGACCGGCGGCGCGCAGGTCGGCGTCACCGCGGCTGCGTCCGCGGCAATTACCGTTGATGAAGTGCTCGACCTGTTCTACAGCCTGAAATCGCCGTACAGGAAGAAAGCCGTTTTCGTCATGAACGACGCGACGGTGAAGGCGATCCGCAAGCTGAAAGATGGACAGGGCCAGTATCTCTGGCAGCCGGCACTGACGGCCAACACCCCCGATTCCATTCTGAATCGTCCGGTGCAGACGTCGGCGTATGTTCCGACGATCGCGGCGGGCGCAAAGTCGATCGCGTTCGGCGATTTCTCCTACTACTGGATCGCCGACCGGCAGGGCCGTTCTTTCAAGCGCCTGAATGAGCTGTTTGCTACCACCGGCCAGGTCGGCTTCATGGCGACGCAGCGCGTGGATGGCAAGCTCATCCTGCCGGAAGCGATCAAGGTCCTGCAGCAGAAAGCGTAAGAGGAAGCGCATATGGAGTATAACGCAAAGAACTACATGGCGCAGGGCGGCGATCGGCTGGTGATCGGCGGATCGCTGGAGATTCTGGAGGGGGCCTCGGTGACGGGGCTTCCTCCCGCTTCGGTTGCTGCGGCAACGGAAGTAGCGATTGGCGGCATCCTAGCAGCGGCGAAGACGGAAACGGACACCTTGGAAGCAAAGATCGGAGAGGATCACAAACTCTATGTTCCGCCGTATACGCTACCCGCGGCAGAAGCAGCTGCGCTGGGCGGTGTCCTGCTCGCGGCAAACCAGGCTGCCAGTACAGCGACGGAGCTATCCGGACTCGTTACGGAATTCAATACGCTGCTTGCCGCGCTAAAGGCTGCCGGAATCATGGCGGCGGACGAGTAACGATATGAGCACGTTGCTGGAGAAGGTCAAAGCGAACCTGATCCTCGAGCATGATGTGGACGATGAATTACTGCAACGCCTGATCGACGCCGCGGTTGCATATGCCGAAAGCTATCAGCATCTGACTGCGGGAACCTACGAAGCGGCAGCCATGCCGGCAACGACTGAGCAGGCCGTAATCATGCTGGCTTCCCATTTCTACGAGAGTCGGGACGGCAGCACGGGCGGATTCTTCGCGGATAACGTGCAGGCGGGCCAGCAGACTTGGGCAGTGGTTAACACGCTTCTGCGCTTGGATCGGGATTGGAAGGTTTCATGAGCTTTGGCAAAATGAATGTAAATATCTCGATCGCGGAGGAAACGATCGTCAAGGACGCGGAAGGCTTCGCAACGAAAACGGATACCATACTTGCCTCCCTTCATGCCTACAGAGAAGGACGGCACGGTTCGCTGAAATGGGTC